TATTTCTTTTGCATTATGTCAATAAACGGCTTTATGGGGTTATCTAAGTCACTTGCTTTATTGCTGAATCCAAATTCTAGCGATACATGAAGATTTCCCTCCGGTATTTCTATCTTTGGCAACATAAGCAATACAGCCTTTTCGTATGCTTTGTATTCATCCGTTTTATAGCGCTTTCCCTTCCATGCCTTATTTACCGATAAAGGCTTGATCTTTAATCCGAACATATCAACTCCATACACTGACTAAGTAAATCATATTGACTACCATAATTACGCTCAAATTCCGCCTTGTTGCCATGTAGTGTAAACCACCGCTTTGGGTTTTGATTGTCTACCCCTTGATGATGTGGGTAGCACAAAGGCAATACTTTACAATGCGCATTTGGCTTTGTTCTGCCGTCAATATGATGTATCGATACCTCGTGATTCTCAATACCGTTGTTTAAGCACACAATACAACCTATCTCAGCGATTTTATTCTGGAATATGATATCTGCCGTGGTTCTTGTCTTACCCTTCATCTATCACCTCCCAGCTCTTAAAATTATCGTTATACTTTATTCTACTGCGCTTTACCGTTACCGGCTCATGCGTTGGCAGATCGACCATTACCCACCACCTAGACATTGATCGAACCTTGCCGCTCCAAGGTGCAGATAGGTTTAAAATCTTATCACCCGCTTTAATTTTCACGCTTCATTGCTCAAAAAAGGATAATCCGACTGCATGCAATTCAAGTATTCTTTTTTCTCTTTAACGCTCATTATCGACGTTACTGCGAAGCTATCCATAACGATTAGCTTTTTTTCGTGTGGTAGCTTATCAATTGACTGTTCATATACCCAGTTAGTCGCTACATCACGCCTAAGTATTGGAACGCCGTAGCTAAGCTTGCACTCTCTTTCCACGTCTTTACTCGTCACGTCACCCCTAAAATCAGCTATATCTTTGTACCATACCGATTTAAGCGCGTTCTGTGACAGTGTACGCTTGCCGCTGTCAATCTTTATTCTAAGCCACTTATCTTGTAAAAATGCTGCTGTAATATCTGCAATTACATTTTTTAATGATAGGGCGCTATTGACCACACTGTATTGACCCTGCATCACTTTACCGCTTTACGCATCTGCTCATGAAATAGAATATCTTGCTTGGCAAGGCATCCAAGCATCACAATCTCAAACCGCTCAGGCTTATTGTTGTGCATATCGACAAGCGTTGATCTTGCCCAGCCCATATCTACGGCCTGTTTTAGATTCTTTAATCCCATTAATTTTGCTTTCTTTGCTGCTGTCATATCACTATTAACTCTCTTTTATGCTTTCGTTGTCACTGTAATCATAACCACTAACCCACTCTTCCCACTCTCTTGCATTCCAATATCTTTCTTTGTACCAGTGAGAAAAGCAGTTGCCGCAAATTATATGCCTATTTTGCCCAATGCCGTTGCTCAAATCCCTATGAGAAGGCGATGGGCAACAACTACGGATTAAGCTGTCTTTTTCGCCATCCATTTGTTTGCTCCGGATAATGTTTTAAACGTCTTGCTTTGGCTAAATGTCATAGCTGTAAAAGTACCATCCCTATTCTTACTAATACCTTTTGAAAGAGTTTCATTGTTTCCAGTGCTTATTGTTTTCATTTTATTTCTCGCTGTTTCTGTAGTTGATGTAAAGAATTATACACGAGACTCGGCACTATACAAGTATTGTTATCGTATTTCGTTAAATATATTTATACTGCCCTTTTACCGTATCTACTGCGAAACTCTGCTTCGCTAACCCCTTGGCCAAGCAAATACTCCGCTATTGTTATTTCGTACAACTTTAAAATTCTTTCTACATGCTCACTGTTTTCATTGCTCATGCTGCATTCCCCACCAATGGCATAGTCATCCAGTTTTTACGCACGCTTGCCGATCCGATAATTTGCAGCTCTACATCCAATTCAATGCTTCCCGCAGCCGCTAGCGTTCTTAGATTGGTTTTTAACGCTGTCGTTTTTATCCCCATCTGAGTACCAAGCCATCTATTCGACGGCCAGCACGCGTTAACCTCGTAGTATTTGGTGATTGCTTTTAGCGTTTTCTCTCTTGCACACATTGCTTTTGACATTATTTATCCTCTATGCTGTTTTTAGTATTGACATTGAATACCAATTTATTTTTTGTTTTTTCTCTGCAAATGTCGGTATATGCAGAACTGCTTGTATCTTGCTATCGTAATGCTCGATTAAACCCATAGTTTTAAGCCTCTCAAGCCGAGTTGACACGCAACCTGTAGTAACGCCTAGTATTTCTGCTATCTCTCTACGTATTGGATAACGGGCGTTCTCAGCGAAAAAATTAGCAATACAATCTAATGTTTCTTTTTTGCCTTTCATTGTTACCTCTTCTGTGTAGTGTTATATTTTTCTACTGCCTTAAAAAATCCAGCCATTAGGAAATCCTGCAAATAGCATAGAGCCTCTTGATTCTCATAATCATAATTAACGCCGATATGATTAAGTAGGCACATTGCAGCATGATTTAACTCATGGGACATACACTGAATAAATAAGTGGTTATAAAAATCACCCCATTCATCACTAACTAAAACATAAATATACTGACCACATTCAGACGTGCAGAAAAGATTTTCTTTGTCTGCGGCTTTGTGTAACTTTTTAAATTCCTCAAATGTAGTAACTATGACAACGGTAAAACTATAAATATCTACATCTAACCTCACTTTCATTGTTACACCCTATTAGTTATAAATATTTACTTAAGCAGCCATCACAATAGCAACCACTCTCTATATCTGCTTTTCCCCCGCATTCCCGACAGTGCGTATTTTTGTTTTTTTGCCTGCCAAATATCCATTCCTTAATTTTCTTAATCATAAATCCCCCTATAAATAATATTCTTTAACTCTAGTGTAGCCACCAAAGCGCGTTTTAACCCGTTTCCAGCGATCTTTGAACTCAAAGCCCACTTCTCTCAACTCGCTCATTCTTTTGGGCAGGTCAAGTATTCCTAGCGTCTCACGTGCATCTAAGCTGGTAATCTTGAACCCAGCCTCTAAGTGTTGCTTAACTTGTATTTTCTGGTTCATTACTTACTCCATGATCTATTTTAATCTTAGTCCAATAGCTGCTAACGCCTCGTCAATCTCGCTTAAGGTTTTTTTCCCCGCGCTAGGTAACTTAGTTATTTCGTACCGCTTCATGCTGCACAATTCGCTTATCGTATTAATCCCACCATATTTCATTACGCTCCCAGCTCTAGCACTAAGCCCTAGCATGTGAATATCTGAAGTCTCTTCCGTTATTGTTTCAAGCTTTATTAACTTATGTAGGATATCTAAAGCCAGCCTTATTGAGGTGTCATCCAATAAATCTACTGTTAAGTTACTCATTTCACCCACCCCTTATCTATCAATCGTTGTTGTTGTGTTGTTAATTAGCCCATGAATTATCTGTTAGCTGCTTTGATATAGGCTGGTCACGTGTTCGCGTGCTGTCGTGTTCAATAGTGTGGCCATGCTGCTTGCTTGGTTTCATCCATTCAGCCTTAAACGACTTCCAGCCTCGCGACTCCCACTCATCAAGTATTTGATCAATAGTAAATCCAAGGCCGTACGACTTGCCAAACTCTTTTGCTAATGCGTTTACGATTCGCTGTGTCATTTTCGCCGTTTTCGCAGATGAAGCGTTTTTTGTTCTTATCCGCTTAATCTCGTCAAGATAACAATGCGAGAGGTTTAATATTGAATAGTCGATATTCTCTACTACTACGGCTACTGCCTTTTTAGCCGCTGGCTTTTTCTCGCTAACTATCCCAGTGGGTTTATTGAAATACTGATTTAACGCGGTAGAGACGCACCATGTATGGGTGCGCCCCTCTTCTTCTGCTGCTGAATGTATCTTGTCTAGTAATTCTGAATCTAGGCGGTACGTGGCTTTAATCTTCATGTGTATGTCCTTTGCTGTATTGTGCCATACATACTATATGGGTTATTTGTTCTTTGCAAGGGGTTAAGAGTCAATTATTATATAAACGCACCACAAAACAAAAAATACGATAGCTACATGAATTAAGACCTCGGTCACACCAGTCTGTTTTTCTTCTCTCATATCATTTACCTTTATTTTTAATGCTTAGCATTGATATTTGACTAATCAGCAGATACAGAGTCATTTGAATAGTCAGTGCCGAATCTTTCTCCACCGAAAATGAGTTAACAATGAAAAGAATTGCTGCAAGTACTGCCCAGAAAATAGCATTCTTTATTCGAAAGTTATCAGACATATTATTTACCTTTGTTTAGTTATAAGGGGTCTAAGATAGGCTCTTAGTGACCTATTGGATCACCTTAGCTTAACTTGTTATTTATCGTATCAATCTTAAAACAATTCTTATCAGAGCATAGTTTATAGACTTACGGGTCTGACCTGCCATAAAAGGCTTTCTGTCACATGAAGGCTCTGTTTAATGCAGCGCGTGAGATACATCGCAACTACATACACCCCTATCATCCACCTAACCGAAGTTAGACTTTGCCTTGAGTGTTTCCACTGGTTGGCTGGTGCAATTGCTTTAAGGTGGCTTAATTTGCCTATTATCGTTTAAGGTTTGAGATAGGTTTCGTTTTGTTCGGTGTAAACCTTTACTGCATCAAATATATACCGAGCAATAAGGTGGGGAGGGGAGTCTATATTGGTAAGAGGTGCAGGATTCGAACCTGCAATTGTAGGAGGCACCGTACTATGCCCTATCTACGACACTATATGCCGCGTCTACCGTTTCGCCAACCTCTTAACAATATAGACTCATGCTTTAGAAAGGGTGTGCCTATAAAGCAGCGTTCTTCAGTGTTTTAAATCATAGTAACTACTGAATTACAGGCACAAAAAAGGGCTATTTAATAACAAGCCAGTTGGTGAAGGCTGATCAGGAGTACGGTGAATCCGCGCCTCTGACCTGTTATTGAATAACCCTTAACCATACTTTAATCATTTCTAAAGACCACCACAGCCTTACTACATTTACTATTTTACTATACTAAACAACTACTTTCAACAATACGTTGACTTTATTAAAACTTAGACGAAAAAAAACCAAGATGGTTTAGTTCTTGGCTTGTCTTGCTGATTACCTTAAGTCGGTAAATTATCTTATTACTACTGCGCCTACTTTGCAAGCTATTTATTATCTAAGCAATCATCACAGAAATAGCCTTCATCCCTATCATTGTGATCTTGTAATATAAATTCTTTATCGCAAGAGAAGCAGCCTTTTACACCAATATTTCTGCATTTATGTATTGGAAGTGCCTCTACATACTCTCCGCATTTACTACATGCTATACCCATAGCTCTACCCCTTTATGCTATTGTATCGTTCAATAGCTGTCTTTAAATTTTTGCTAATATGCACTAGATCCTTATTTTCATATACCCTGAAATAGTTTGCCACCTCACCATCGTTAATAAATCCAGCGTAATCAAGACGTTTATTGTCATCAGTTGAGCCAGCAATCGTTGTTTCAAATGTAAAGTCTTTAAAATCCTTTAGATTAATTATATGTTGCATAACCCTACCCTCTAATGTTTATTGTGTTAATCACCCTAAGTCTTAAGGTTATTTTTAGTGTAATAATTAAAACAAAGATTTTTTCCTTTTTTAGTCACAAAATTCTTTTCCGTAATATAATCTTGCTCTACTAGGTAAGCCTTTTCACTCTTATTTCTGTAGTGCTGTTTTGTAAGCATTCTTAACAATAATAACGCTATATATTCTCTTTTCATAATATACCCTTAAATCTTCGCATACTTCAAATGGTTGATATCAGCCGCAAGCTCTTTGCTTTCTTTAAGCTTGTAGTAGTTCTCGCGTCTAATGCGTCTTACAGTTAAGTCACGCGCTTCAATGCCTTGCTTTGCTAGCGTAGTGCAAGTCTTGCATGTATCGCTGTGACCGTCCTCATTGGCTGGTACTCGTTTGAAATTAATAAGCGGTTTAGGTGCTGTGCATATTCCAGAATCGCACATTTTAGTTAGTAATGCCTCGGGGCTGAATAAGCTCATAATATAAATCCTGTAGCGCGTGAAATGCCGTAACCGACAATTATTAGCAGTATAAATATTACTACTGCTAGACCTGTTATTAAAGTGTTGAACTGGTTAAACCATTTCATATTATTCTCCACTAATGGTTGTTATGTTAAATGCGAAAACTATTATAAAACTCAACTGCTTCCTCTAGCTCATTGCGGCTGTAAGAAGCTCTAGTTTCACGCTTTCCATTTAAGTAATTCACTCGGTAATCGCCATCTAAAGGGGAAAAGCTTAAACTTTTCTTCTCATGGCTTCTTGAATTAATACTGCTGGCGACAACAATGCTTGAACTCATTGCCGTAATAACATCCTGAATAGTTAAATCAGCGCTCACAATCATTCTCCCCTAGCGGCTTGGTTGCGGCGTGAAATAAAAGCCATAATAGTAAAAAAGGAAAATGTAACGGCAGCAAATACATAATGCCCATCAGAAATAGCTCTACTTATCCAAATTAGTAAAACCACATCCACAAAATTAAACTGCTCGTACATCAACCATTTCATGATTTCACCTTTTTATTCTTTAATTTAATATCTTTATCTATTAAGTTTAGCAGTACTTCATTCTGTGAGACCGCTCTACCCTTCTCTGCCGAAAGTCGAGCGGCCTCGTATAATACGTGCTCTTTTTGAACTACTGAACATGGCCCCGATGCTAGTCTTGGCATTTAATACTCCCGTTAATTAATTAAGTTGCGCCTATAGTATCGAACATTATCTTGTAATGCAACACTTAAAAAACATCAAATAAACACCAATGAAGAGTTGACGGTATCAAATTAATCCTCTACTATGTGTACAACAAATCGCAAACAGCAGAACGTAATGAACCTATTAGAAGAATATAAAACAAGCGATGTAGTAGGTTTCAGTTTTAGCCATAAAGACTACTTAAGAGAGGGAAAGATTATGTTAGATCACTTATTAGATGAACCCGAAGCAATCATATTGCATTGCATGGATTGCCTTCCATCACAAATAACCGACATTAAAGAGAATGGTATTCTAGAGTTTGGGGATCGGCGCGTGATATTGCGAGGCGACCAGCTTTTGGCTTGGCTTACTGATGAGAATTTAAATGTTCATAGCACATTAATAGATGCGCCTAATTGTTTTTGTCTCGCTATACATGATCATAGTGACGTGTGGAAAGCGACATTTTACGTTAACGACGAACCTGTGGAGCTATCATTATGAGCATCTGCAAGAAAGGCGATATAGTAGTGATGAACACAGATAGGTTAGGTAAATACTATATAGGTGAGCAGCTAACTTATATTGGCACACATTTGAACGACTGCTCTATGCTAAAAAACATCCACAACCACTACTGCACCGCACCTAACGATTCATTTGATTTACGCGACAAGTCTGAATTTGAGATTGACGAGCTTATCGAGGTTAGTAATACCGAAGAGTTTTTCATCGTAGAAAAAGTCTATTTTGTTGCGGATGCTTCAAAAGTTAAATCTTACGATGGTGATTATCCTATTGTTACCGCAAGCGATATGGGGACGATTCAGAATTACAAATATGCGCGTAAAACTGTAGAGAAAATATATACGATTAAGTATGACTGTATTGAATATCCAGCAACTAAAGAGCAGCACGACCGATATCAGGCGCTTATAGATGAGGTTACAGCATGAGAACGTCAGTCGCTTTAACGTTAATCGCCCTATGCTTATTGGCGGTAGGATATTTTGAGGGCCAAGAACTTAAACTTAAAGAGCAAATCGAGGTGGGGAAATGAAAACTATCGGCAATGAGAAAGTATGTGACGACTTTATACGCGGTTACAACGATTGCAAGAATGGCGTAGCGCATACCGACCAAGGGCAAGACTATCATCGTGGTTATTCGACACGATACACCGAAGAGCAAAATTTAAGCGAAAAATGGAGTTATGCAAATGTTTAAGAAAGCAGAAAGAAAGCAATCAAGACTACGTTTATGTATATCAGGGCCGAGCGGCGCAGGTAAGACAGAGGGCGCTTTAACGATAGCGACCAGCTTAAAGGGTGGCGGCAAGATCGCTGTTATTGACACCGAGAACGGATCGGCTTCTTTGTATGCTGACAGGTTTGAGTTTGATGTACTTAATCTTGAGCCCCCGTATAATCCTCAGCGTTTTGTCGAGGCCATCAAAGATGCAAGCAATAGCGGCTATACAGTCATTATTGTAGACTCTGCCACGCACGAATGGGACGGGGAGGGCGGTTGTCTAGATATGAATGAGCAGACCGCTAGAGCGAAGTTTAAAGGTAATACGTGGTCAGCTTGGAGTGATACAACAAAAGAGCATCAGAAGTTTATTAACGCTATCGTGCATAGCAATAGCCATATTATTTGTACAGCAAGAAGTAAGACGGAAACAGCTCAGGAAGGTAAGCGCATAATGCGCCTAGGTACAAAACTGGTGCAGCGCGATAACTTCGAGTATGAGTTTACTGTTGCGCTTGATTTAATTCATGATTGCCATATCGCTACGGCCATAAAGGATAGAACATCAATCTTTTCATCAAGACAGCCTGAGCCGATAACTGCCGAGACAGGCGACCTATTGCTGAACTGGTTAAATAGTGGGAAAAGCCTTAATGATTCGCTGTTAAGTTATATCGCTGATATCGCAAGCATGAAGAGCCTTGACGATCTTAAGGTATTATTCTCATCGGCGTGGATAGATATAAAATCTTTTAATGATGAGCCAAGCCTTAATAAATTAAAAGACTCGTACGATAAGCAGAAAGCGGCGCTAGATCAGCCTGCTGATAATGAGGGGGGGCTATGAACCTTTACGAATTAAGTCATCAGTACCAAAACGCCTTAGAATCGTTGAGCGATATGGATTTGCCGGATGAGGTTTTAAAGGACACGCTGGAGGCGTTAGGCGGCGAGCTAATGGACAAATACAAAAACGTAGCTCTTTATAAACAGAATCTAATGGTGGTGGCCCAAGCCAAAAAGGACGCGGCTAAATCACTGAATGACCAAGCAAAGGCCATCGAAAACAAAGCTATGCGATTAATGGATTATCTCGACGAAAATATGAAGCGCAACAATATAACAGAAATAACCTGCCCATATTTTACAGTTAAGTATAGAAAAAACCCGCCATCAGTCATAATTGATGATGAATCACTATTGCCGGAAAGCATGGTTAGAACTAAAACCACAACGGCGCCAGATAAGGCAGCAATTAAAAAGGCTATACAGTCTGGCGAGCATGTAGCAGGTGCTAGAGTTGTGCAAAATGAAACACTTACTATTAAATAACTATAGGAAAATAACATGAATATATTTACATTTACGGGTAATTTAGGCAAAGACTGCGAAGTTAGATCAACGCAAAGCGGTATGTCAGTGTGCAGCTTTTCGGTAGCGGTAAAGTCCGGTTATGGTGACAATCAAAAAACCACATGGGTGTCTTGTACTTTGTTTGGTAAGCGAGCAGAAGGCCAACTACCGCAATACTTAACTAAAGGCGCACAGGTTGCTATAAGTGGCGAGGCTTTCATGGATGAATGGCAAAAAGACGGTGCTACTAACAAGATGCTAAAAGTTAATGTAGACAAGCTAGATCTGATTGGTGGCGTACAACAACAAGCACAGCGACCGCAAGCACCACAACAGCCGCAGCAATACCAACAGCAAGCACCACCGCAAAATCAGCCAATGGGTGTTAGTCAGCAAGGTATGGATCAGTTCGATGATAGTGACGCGATTCCATTTTAACATAACCACGGCGGTTAATAGCCGCCATAATAGAGGGTAAGAAGATGATAGAAGCTATTCAGAGTACAGCAGTGTTATTTGCATTTCTAGCATTTGCATGCGTTCATTTTGATAAAGATATGAGGTTTTTCGAGGGGAGTTATATTTACGGGGGCGCCGTTGTGATCACATTAATGCTGTCTATTGCTGTAATTGTCGTTACAACATTAATTAGAATTTGGACGTAGAACAGGGAGAAAAGCCAAGGATGGCATAACTAACAAATAAGCAACAGCCCAGCCAGCGGTGGCGCATATAACACTGGCACTGCAAGCCTAGCCGTTCCACAGAACCAAAACAGGCAAAGCATTTATTGATACGGTTTAGTGGGTGCCTCATGTGGGGATTCGCCCTGCTCAAATTTGTGAATATAGTGTGAAGGTGATTGTAGCGGTTGGCTCACGATACGAGCCATAACTAACAGGTGAATATGATGGAGTGGAAAAAAACAACATTAAGAAAAGGCACTAAATCCCCTAGAATTTGTCGAGATATGTTTATTACAGATAGTTGCGGAAAGTTCTTATTGTGTAAAGTCAAGAACGGCAAGAGCCACATAAGGCTTGCTATCAGTGAAGATACAGCAAAAGAGCTTATAAAAAAGTATATGCTAGTAAAATCAGGAAGCTGCTTTACTAAATGCTTTACATATAGAGATTGGGCAAGCACTAAGCTAGTTAGAGACTTGCTTAATTAAATAACTATACAGCTACTAAGAGGTGATTTATGGATCTGCTAGCGTGGATTATTGTGGTGATTTTCTATTTAACTTGCGTGATGCCGTTGATTGGGGATGCGATGGTTGGGCACATGACAGATTATGTAGAGGCTGTAAAGATTGGCGCAACGGTGCATGCCGTATTAATTGGTTTTGCGTCTGTACTGTCTAGTTTAGTTTGGTCGTGCCTTCAATTAACCACATAACACAGATAAGGGGTAAGTGATGAGCGAGTCAATGTATGTATTTGCAGCAAGATACGCTCACCGTAGACCCACGGCGGCAGCGCATAGGGTTGTGAGTGATATATTGCGAAACTGGGATAGTATTAGCGATGAGACAAAAGCTCAGTTACAGCGTGAAGCAACTGAAGCTATTTATAATCCAGAAGATTGGAAGCGGCTAATTGATAAAAAATAGTGTATGATTAACGTCAAATCCAAAGATTTCCTCCTTTGCCGCCCCTTTAACCGGGCGGTTTTTTTATGTATCTCTCGTTGAATTTCTTGCCCATCAAAACCTTAACTTCATAATCTTTATTTAGCAGCGCAGTTAGAATGTTACCGCCAGACTTACGCCACTTCAAATCAAGATGAACATTATTGCTGGATAGCGCTTTTTCCACTACATTAAAACAATACATTCTCCCAGCCGTTGCCACTCTAAAGAACCAAAACAACAGCCCAAAAGTATCATATTTTGTGCCTAAGTTTGCAGTGATCCATTCGTCACAATCACCATTAATCTCTATTACGGCCACCTTTCGATTGTCGTCAACAGGTGGCGCAAGGTCAAAATGGCCGCGACTGAACGTAGTATCATATAAAACGCCATTATTTAAAATAGCGCCGTGACTGTACCCGCTTGCAGTGACCAGAGAGCAAACCACACTAAACAACGATGTGAACTTAGTTTCATATATTACTACTAGCATACAAATCCTTTACCTAGAAAAAGCTAAAACGAAACGGTATCCATGCTGCTTCAAACGCTGCGATATTTGATGATGTTAAAGTTAGTGTGTTTCCGTTGACAAACTCAAAAGGCACGTCAGTTCCCGCAACAACGAAAGCCTTAATAGAGTTCAAGCCCCATTGATCTTCTTTTAATGCGCTGCACATAACGCCATCAATCAAAACCCCGGCATACATTAACTCCCCCCTTGATAGCGGCGCAGCGTCCCATCCTGAGCCGTTCCATATCTCAAGCCCATGATTAGGTGCTATCGCCACCTCAATAGCTCCATCTGGAGGCGTTGCGCCATCGAAAGAACCTAATGAATTACCTTCTGAATCTACATAATGTTTAATCATACGAATGCCCTCACTACTAATCTCCAGCTTGCGTTGGTTAACGCCACCGGAGCGCCTGTTGTTTTACTTAGGTAATATAAAGGTGCTGCTTCTGAACCAAACTTTATAAGTAAATTTGTTGCATTCCGATCCAAAGATACACCCCTGTTTGTTTGTGACCAACCTGTTTGAATCTGTATATCATCCCCAATAGAATACCCGTTATCAGCAATTTTGCATATAGCGCTACACTGCGTCAGAGTAGGTTTAGACGTAAGCCCGTGAGCGATAGTTAACGCTCCCGCGCCCGTTATCGTTTGCTCTGCACTGGTGAATGACTCAGTAAAAACCGATGCACCGCCTGATCCAGTCTCAAGCCGCGTTACACTAACAGTTGAAGAAGTTAAACGCCTTACTCTAAATGTAGCGCTCCCATCATTAACCACCATATTACCAACTAGCGTTACCCCAACACCAGCTGCAATAGTGACATCAAAAGCAGCAAGGTTAATCATGGCAATATCAAAGTTGCTATTATCTACACTGCCACCTAAAGCCGCTATAATATTCGCTGCTGTATCGGTAGTTTGTATTCTTGCAACAGTAGGCGTGATAGTAAATTCACCACCAATCAACTGAGCCGCCGTAAGTGTTGCCGCCGCATCAGATAGCGGCGTATTGGTTTTTAGATTTACGTTTCCCGCCGTTGATGATACTGCACCCGCTACCGATACGGCGCCGGTAAATGCTGCGCCGGTTAAATCAGCCTTACCAGCAATATCGACCACTACCTCATCAATAGCCGCTTGAACTTCTACAGCAGTAAGCCCAGATGTTGAATTATCATAAGGTAAATCAGCCGCTGTTGATGCTTCCGGTATTGAGCTTAAAGGAACGTTTTCTATTCCTGTTAGATCAGCTTTATAACGGAGTATATTGCTTGCTACAGGCTCATCTAACTCAAAAGGCAATGTTAGTTCGGTCGTCTGCTTTAACTGTAAGAAAAAATCAGTAGACGTTGTGTTCTCTTGAATCACCGCCCACAATCTATCAAAATCAGAATTAACTTCATCAGATAAGAAGTCCCCGCTGTTTTGGTAGTCAGTAAGCCGTTCCGCTGCAGTTAAGCGATAGATAGTAAGAATGTCGCCAGTAGTAGCGCCTGTAACCAAGGTCACTGTGCCGCCAGTATCTACGCCCACACCCGTCAAGGTGTAATCGGTAGTTAATACTAGTAAAGTCTCACCTTGATAAACCACGATGTCAGCCGCCGCGATTATCTCAAAGTTGTAATTAAACACAGTCTGCCCACTTGTGGCGACATACTGGTTTCGTGTTCCGTTATTTAAAATGGTCATTGTGCAAACTCCGGGGTAATTTCGCCTTTCTTCCACCAATAATCTTGGCCGTATTCTTTGTTTCGTTTTCTCATTTGCCTGCTAAACTTCTTGTTAAATCTTGGATCGGCCATGATGGTTAATTGATCGTACATTGCATCTGTTAGCAATCTTGTTTGCCATACGTCAGGAGTATATCGCTTAAAGTATTGAATCGTTTCAGGTAGTAGGTTTGTCTCGTCACCCGCTAGGAATTGCTGAAAATTTCCCCACGTAACTTCCGCAGTTTTCTCGACAAGCTCTCCTGTGGGGCCGAAAGGTGATGAGGCTATCCCGCCACCAAACCTATTAACATCAGAGAAAAGATAATCACCCAATATACCTGTGCCGCCGCCCTGCGCCATAGATGCGATAGTGAATTTTGCCATTTTTTCTATATCACCATCCTCGAAGCCTGTTTCTCTTGGCGTTCTACCTGATGCGATATCCTTCATCTGTAGCGCAGCACCCCCCATTAATGTGGTCGTGGCTAACAATAAACCTGCATACTGTAGCTTGCCCATACCTTCTTGGTTTGCCATTCTATAGCCGTGAGTTTGTATTACCGCTATAGGAAAAGATTTAAGATTAGTAAGCGTTCTTACAAGCACGCCTGTCACACTATTACGCTCTTTACCGCCCGTAGTTATTGCTCGAGTATTAGCATCTGGACTTGGAGTAGAGAAATCCAACTCGCTTAGCACCATACGATGAAACTTCTCCCCTCCGGGCTGTGTGTAATCTGCAAAATTAACTCCGCGCCGAACCTGTGGAGTCGTTTTTCTGAATGTGTCCCATGCTGCCTTATCAATTCCGTACCGCTCAAACACTCCTATCAATTTTGGGTCAAGAGAATCAAAACTTTTCCCGAAGTTCTCCGCAAGCTTTCCAGCCAGAACCACTCCTGTAGCCTTGCGTCCCGCAGTAGTCCATTTAGATAAAAACGAGGCTCGCATCACGCCATCAGCCACCTTAGCTGTAACACCTGTGCCGTATGTATCTGCCCAGCGGTTAGCCGTAGAAGCAAGCCCAGCGAATTCTTCAAGCCCCATACCTATCTGAGCCGCAAACATTTGGTCTTTCGGGTCTAGCGGGTTTAGCTGCCCCATCATTTCGACCATCGTTTTCATGAAAGATGTGCCGTTTGTTTTCGCAGTAATGAATTGAAAGCCTACATCGCCGACAGCACTAATCATTGCGCCACCCAACGTTGTTCCCGTTATCACGTTTCTTGTTGCTGCCGCTGCTTCACCAAGCCCAACATAGTCGCCGCCATTAATCTTCCCAGATGTCGTATTCCATAAAGCCTTCAATGATGTTTTTTGTGTGCCTGTAAGCGGTTTAGTTTTTTCAACCATGCTTAATAGCGTATCAAATGCTGCTTGTGGATTAGGTCCAAACACTTCCATCATGGCTGTAGCGTTTGCTTTTGATTGTATATGGTCGGTTAGCGTTGTAAGAACATTACCTTTTCCGAACTGCTCATTGTAGTTCATCCAATCGTCAGCTTTCTTAAAATACAAAAATCTTTCCTGTGATCCGCGTCGAGATATTTTAGTCCCTAGTCTTGGGGCGGTAAGGTCTTTAACTTTATTTAGGCCGCCAGTGGTTATAGTTTCAAATACATAATCGAGGGTTTCGTCTAGCTCGTCAGCATTTAAAGCTTTACCAAAACTGTCGGTCATTTTTGACAGGTCAAGCCTCGGCTTAATATATGCTTTCCAATTATCCAGCCCTGCATCTAACAAGGCTCTCGCATCATGCACCTGCGGTAATAACCATTTTTCATTCTTAGATATTGAACCGCCTTTAGCGTTAAAATCTAACCGCATTTCTTCAGCAAGATCACCCCACTGTTTAGCAAACTTCATTATCTCTGGATCATCAACAGCCTCACCATAAAGCGCCCTAACCAGCTTATTCAAACCTTCCTTATCTTGAGTAAAGCCAATATTCTTAGTTCTAAATGCCTGCAATGCTTCGGCAAATTTTGAGTGGTATCTAAACTCGTTAGCCACGGAAAGCTTATCCACATTAGCGTATCCAGCCGCTTCTTTTAAATCTCTAGCCATCTTTGCTTTAAGCCCATAATAGCCGCCTTTAGGATGCTTTTTAACGTCTTCCCACCCATCAGCCACACGAACACCTTGAATAGCCGCCTCGCGCTTATTGCGTGCAAGCCCTAGCGTTTCAAATTCAATAGCAGAATTCAAATCTTCCGCTGAATCTAATCGTTGCGCTAAGTCTTTGGTGATCTTTCCAGCTTTTAACGCTGCACTGATACAAGGGTTCATCCTAATAAGCACCTGTTAACGGCTTCGATTCCTTCAATTTCAGAATCAATACCTTTTATATATTCGTTTGAGTCGTACCTTACCCCATCAATTTCTATGGAGACACCAGCTCTAGTTTCTGTTTCTTTGGTTTTTGCTTCGCTTTCATTGCTCTTGCTAGTTCTACCCTCTTCATCCACTCTTTTTGCGTAAGCTTCATATAGCGCCTCTTGTTCTTTGGTGAAGTTATCCAATTGATTTTGATTGTACGTTTTTGGCTCGACATCCATATTGAGCGCTTCATCAAACATTCTTATTTGTTCGTCACTCATTCCGTCCGTGTATGCGTCTCGCTCCGTCTGTATTCTAAGCTCATCCTCTAGGTCGCTATCATACATTCTTTGATCTAAATCATTTTCTAGGTTTTTTGCTGCCCCATTTGGGGTGAATACTAAATCCCCGTCAAGCTCTTGTTTTACCAGTCTGATAGCTTCATTTGCATCTACCATCTTAGGAGTGTAACCATTCTCAAAAAGAAATTCAGAAAGGTCATCAGGGGTCATACCCCCATCTCTAAATGTGGCTTTGCTAAATATCTTATTCACGCTAGGCGAGTTCCCGTAATCACCAAGCGATATATCATCGCCCTGCCATGCCTTTTTATCTAACCCGCCTTTTTTCGCTACCGCTATCAATAATGAATCAGTATCATAATCAGGTTTAATTAAATGGTTATATGACTCAGCCCGGCTTTTCTTGGTTGCCACGGCTTCGTTTGTAATTTTAAACCCTTCACTTATGGCTGGCTGCTCCCTTGGGTCAGTCATATCTACCGGGTCTTTAAATCTCTGCTCATACGCAAGCATATCCTGCTTGTATTCTTCTGCCTGCCCTATTCTGTCCATTACTGACAATTCACGGCTACTAGCTTGTGGCGTGCCATCTATTTTAGCATATTCTTTACGCTCAACCTGTACAGGATCGACTTTAGTTCTACGCACTTCCAGCTCAGTCAAGAATTCTTTATCAGCCTCTACAAGCTCTTTCGATGTCATACCTTCCTTACGTAAAGGGTTGTCACTTAAAGTGTCCTCCATGCGTGCGAGTGTTTCATCAGCAAAGTCTAATTGCTCAGATTGGGGCAAACCTTTAGTCTTCGTTCTTATGCTCGATATGTATTCTTTAATGCCCATACCTGTGCCGGCCAGTAGCGCAGAACCGAAAGCCGCAGCACCAATATTAGTTAGTGCCTCCTGGTAACTGTAAGGAGAGTCGATGTCTTGCTTATGGCCGTATACAAATCCTTGAATTCCTGTCTCCACCAGCATTTCAGTAGCGCCAACTTTTAGCATGGCATTCCCTACGGCAAGCAATCCTCGAGCTGTACCAACCGAATACCCGATAGGCATGGTGACAACAGATACAGGATCAAGCAAAAGCGCATGAGGTGTAGCGATAAATCTAGGCCATGCTGGGCCGCGCTCAAAGACATCGTTAGCGTAATCTCTTCGTGATTTAAGTGTTGCGTTTCGCTCTTCACGAAGGTCGTTATCTTTGCGTACTTGTGGGTATTTTTCAGATAAGGCATCATAGTTAAACGTAGAAGCGCCACCGCCACCCCACGCTCGACCATTACCTTTAACCACATAATCCCGTCCGTTAATCTCGCCTGACTCAATCAAATCTTTAACTATTGATTTTCTTTCTCGATACGACTCACGGTTTAATTTTGAGGATATAGTGAGGTCTTCATCTATGGTTTGCATAATGGTCGCGCCGTAGACATCACCCGCAGTCGATTTAGGTTTGAAGTCTTCTTGAAAATTTAAATCAGACGACCTTACTCGTTCGTCACGCGCAGATACAAAAGGCATTATTTAGCCCTCCGTCTTTTGGCTGCTTCTGCCTTTCTTAATTGATCCTGCTTATAGCGATCAATGTTAGCAGCCTTAGCTTCGTCAAGCGGAATTTGGTTGATCTGCTCGTTACCCATAATTAATTCTGGTGTAATTTCAATCTCAAAAGGCTCGTGTTTTCTATTGTACTGCCTCATCCCCTCGATTTCTAACTGGTATCGACCAGAACCGACAGATACCAAATTTCCATCACGAACATCTTCGATATCGTGCGGGTGAAGTAAGCCGCCAAACTGCTCTAAGGTTTTAGGATTTATCTCGTTAAAGAAGTCGTCTAAATCGTCTTCATCCACCCCTTGAGGTAATTCAACTCGGCGACCATTAACCGTACCGATCCCGCCAGTAATAGCTAGCAACGCTTTCTCCATTGATGCAGGCGTATATTCGTCATCACCTAGCGTGGCGTAGTAGTTTTGAGCGGCCTTGATGATAGTGGCCCTATCTTCAACTTGGTACACTTCGCCAGCTTCGCCGAGATAGGCTTCAACATCTACCATGTATTTTTCACGAGGAGGTAATTTAAACTGCTTGGTCTTTATCAGCTCTTCGCCTGTAAACACAGCTTTAGCAATATCTTTGTCGCCTCTAGCGGATAACATGGCAAAGGTTGACGCGTTCTTTTTATCTAGCTGCCGATAAGTAGCTTCATTGCCACCAAGGCCCATGGCTAACTCTGCTTTCTCTAATGGGGTTTTGTCGGCCATAGATTCAACAAGGGATTCGATCTGACTAACCTTAAACGGGCTTACAGTTACGCCGTATCTTTCGCTTAATTCTTCTGCTTGTTCGTTACGCTCAACCATATCCCCACCCTCAATACTAGCGGGGTCTACAATGCCTTGCCTTTCAGCTAAAGCCATACCGTCATCTTTAGCCATTTGAAGAACATTTTGATGTATCTTGTTCATGGCTATAAAGTCAGTTTGAGCTTGTAACGTACCCGCATCATTTAATTGGCCTAAGATTGCATTGCGTTGTGACGAGGGTAGACGCGAAAAGTTATCAGCTTGCACCAATCGTTCGTAATCTTCTTGCTTGTCAGTGCCAGCAACCAACGAAGCACCTTCTGCTTTGTCAGCACTGGAAAGAGTAAAGCCAGCACTTATAGATGCGGTCGCTTTCTTAAGCCAGCCGCTAGACTCCTTCGCCTTTTTCTTTTCAGGCTCAAGCCGTCTTAAATCTGCCCTAATTGAATCGACATTCGTTTCATGTTCGTCAGGGGTATGGTTAGGTGGTGTTTTACGCTCAAAATCATCAAGCATTTTTACCGCTTTACTGTAATTTGTTCGCCCAGTATCTAAGATGTCACGCTTAGTTTCCTGCCTGAACACTTCTTTTCTAGCGCCCATAACAGTTTCTGCACCCTCTTCTTTCGAGATAATGCCAGCAGATACCCGCGCCCTAGTCGTAAGTTCAAGCTTGTCGATCATATCTTCCATTTGATCGTAGTCGCCTAACTGTGCAAAGCGTGCAGCGTTATCAGAATATGATTTGCTTGCAGCCTCTAATTCGCTTTTGGTTTCTTCCTGCCCACGCTTAACAATATTGTTATTTACTCGCATACTTCCGCGAGAGATATAATTATTGATAGACTCGGTTAATGGCTGTCGATAAGCTTCTGGGGCATTCTTAACTAAGCCGTCAAGCATTCCCTTTGAAGTTTTTTGATACCCTTCAACGTCATAACCAAATTGTGACTCAAGTTCACTTAGTTTAGTAATCGCTTGGTTATCGACAGACGCAAGATATGCGCCTTGTTGTGCATCGTTAAACGCATCATCAAAGATTCTAGGTATAAAGCTGCTTTTCTCTTCTGGTGCCACACCGGTTTCAGCCGCTTCTGTACCAGCTTTAGCGCCCTCAATCTGACCTTCTTTGATTCTTTTCTTTTTCCCGATATCAAAAGCTATATTGCTTGCTGCCTGCCCAAGATTAGCAAGCGACTTTAAGCGTTCCGTATTGGCGTTATTGCCAGCGGTTAACGGTCTGATTGTTCCGTACTTCTCGATTTTTTGAAACATTTATCTGCTCACTTTGTACGCGTTCATGCCGCCTTGCAATAGTGTTGATGTAGCTTGAGTCTTACCTTGTTGTCTCGCCGCATTACCCTCACGCTTTAACATATCTTGCCTAATTCTCTGGCTTAATGATTCCGCACCTTCTGAGCTTGATATGTTTTTAGCGGTATCTAATGCGACAGCCTGACTACTACCCTCTGATTTTATGCCAGAAGCAGCTGCAGACCTAACATTTGCAGAAAGAACTTTATTCAGCCTTTCTCTGCGTTTAATTTCTTCACCCTCAGCGGATAACTTTTCAGTCTCGGCTTGACGCTCAATATCAAATTGCTGTTGCTGTCCTGCCTTCTTCTGCGCATCAGCGGTAACAAGAGTGCCGACAACTACGGCGGCCACTGTAAACCATGTCATAACTCTTCTCCTAAAATCAAATCACCGATAGCGCCTACATCAGTTAAGTCTGTTACATGAAAGGTAGTAATCACGCTATCCTCCATGGCAAATATAGAACGCTTATCGCCGGGCTGTGTAATCTCATGGTAAGGGGCGCTTAGTATTTCGCCAACATTTCCATTTTGAACCAAGATCATTCCTTTGGATAAAAGAAAGTGATGATTGGTTTTATGTAATGCGCCAACGCCTAAAGTGCCTTTTAGCATAGTTACTTGCCTGGAGTAGCAGCCATCAGCAAAACGATGAGCCACCTCTGGCATTGATTGCGGCAACTGTGCTACTTCATGCTGCATTTCAACTACATTCATGATGATTCAATCTCTAATTCTATTGCTTGTATGTGCATAGGTGTTGGGTCAGGGCATGTAAATACTGGCATTTCGTCCCTCGTCCACCCGTCAGTGGGGTACTGGTCATCTATTATACCCGTATAAGGCAAGGCTGCTTGATCTAAAGTGTCAGATCCAAACGATCTAATAGGTACAGGTACGCCGTCCACATAAAGCCCTTTAGTTTCATACACTCTAAGATTCACACGAACCACGCGCTTAATACGCATAAAGTTCTCACCGCTACCAATATTAGTATTTGAAGGCATAGGCTGCACAGTAGGCACGAAATTTATACCAGCTTCAAAGTTAGTATGGTTCGCCAACTCGCTAGTCGTCAGCGTGATTTCACCACTGCCATCAACCGTTCTTTTAGGAAGTACAGCACCATCACCCACCACGCTAACCTCGAACCCTATTAAGTGAGTCAGGCCGACAAGCTTAGTTCCCGTTGCTGTTCCCGTTACCGATCCGTCAGTGAGACTACTAAAGTCTAGCTTTTCAATAGTGGATATTTCAGTGTCAGAACCATTAAATCTTTTAACAACAAAGTAAGCTTCTTCGTCAACCACTTCGACAGCTTCCATTTTAGTGTCTAGATTGAACTGGGTAT